TCTTTACTTTCAAAGCTTCCTTATAATATAAGGTATAATATTTGTTGTGAAGTTCTGGAATTCTTTTGGACTCGCCTGCTAAGTTAGACTCGTCGATCTTACAGTCTTTAGACCACATCTCACTAATGTCATCAGTACTCATCACATGCCCTTTGCACAGTTGTTACATTATTATACTATCACACTTTGATAGAATGTCAACTGTTTTTTTCGAACCTCATGTTCGTATAGCGCATAGTGACGCTGCATTCTGGGTATATGATATCAGTTCCAGTGACATCTAAAGAGATGCCACTTAATGATAGAGGAAATGCTTCTGTGAAGGTGAATTTAAGATGAGGCTTCCTATTGCTATTCTCAATCACAATAGAAATATCAGACACTGCACCGTATTTGCTCTTATCGAGATTGAGCCTTTGATCTGAAGATTCGGGAGTTCCCATACCTTCCATCCAAGACAAGATCTCATTATAATTATTCATCTGCTCGTCTACGATGAAGCTTAGATCTAGTTCAGCGTACTCTATACGATCTGGTGTTCTATAGATATTATGTAATGGTGAAACCTGTTGTGGTGCTCCCATGCTCAAACCAGGTATATTAACACGTTGAGTAAAGAACTCTACGTTTGGTAGCCTATCGATAACTACCTTAAACGATACTGGTGACAAATAATTTGTAATCATTTCAAATTTCCTATTGACATTTCTTGAAAGGTATGATAGTATTTATAAATAATGAACAACAATACCGAGAGGTAAAGCTCATGGCAGATGATTATCGATGTTATATGTTCGATGATCCTTGCGACGATTGCACTCACTGGATAGGAAATATGTAGTTGACAATCGCAAATCTTTAGTGTAGAATAGCCACATGATGTTCTCAAATGGAGAAAAATTTTGACTGAACAATTTAAAATTCTAACAGCCCGCCAACACGTTAGAGAACGTATTGGTATGTACATGGGCTCAAGCGCTAAGGAAGAAGTTGAACGTTTTGTTATGGGTCAGTGGAAAACTGCTCAGTACGTTCCTGCTCTTTCTAAGATGATTGATGAAATCCTTGATAACTCTATTGATGAAGCTATTCGGACTAACTTTCAGTATGCGAACAAAATTAATGTTTCTATAGATAATAATAAGGTAACCATTACCGACAATGGTCGTGGTATTCCTCAAGAACTTGTCTATGATGAAACCACTAACAGTAAAATTGCTCGTGCAACTGCAGCTTGGTCTCGAGTCAATGCAGGTACAAGCTTTGATGATAACCGTGTAACAATTGGTACCAATGGTGTTGGTTCAGCTGCTACTAACTTTTTATCATCTAAATTCGTCGGTAAGACATGGTCCAATGGTAATATGCTTACTGTTGAATGCAAGAATGGTGCTGAGGATGTTCGTGAAAAGAACACGCCAAAAGATGGCAATGGTACTGAAGTTTGGTTTACTCCTGATTTTGAGTTGTTTGAAGTCGACAGTCTCCAAGAACTTGATACAGTTGCTTTAGTTGAAGATCGATTGATGAGCCTTCAAATGGCTTTTCCTGAGATCTCATTCTCATTCAATAAACGCCGTATCAAAGTAAACAATTTGAAAAAGTACTCTGAGTTGTTCGGTGAAGAAGCAATCATTGAAAAAACCGAAGATTTGTCGTTCTTTATTACTACGTCAGAAGATGGATTCCGCACTAACTCATTTGTTAACGGTGTGAATACTCGTCAAGGTGGTTCATATGTCGACTTTATCGTAAATGGTATTGTTGATGAATTGGTAACCATGATCAAGCGTAAACACAAAATTGAAGTTGTTAAGTCAACTATCAAAAATGGTCTTACGTTTGTTATGTTTGCTAAGAACTTCACAAATCCAAAATTTGACAGCCAAACAAAAGAACGTTTAACGAATCCAATGACAAATGTTCGTGATCATGCTGTTAAGGCTGGTATCCGTGAAGCTGACTTTTTTGCTCGTAAAATCCTCAACACACCTGAGATTATTGATCCGATTATTGAGGCTCAACTCGCAAAGAAAATTGCTGCAGACAAAAGAGCTGCAACAATGGCTCAAAAGAAATTGCGCAAGGTTAAGGTAGCTAAACACATCGCTGCTAATAAAGATGATGCTACACTTAAAATAGTTGAGGGTGACTCAGCTATGGGCTTCCTTCTCAAAGTACGTGATCCAAATAAGGTGGGTGCTTATCCTCTTCGTGGTGTGATTATGAACACATGGGATATGAAACCTGCTGATGTTCTTAAGAACAAAGAGCTCTCAGAATTGATCTCAGTTCTTGGATTAGATATTACAAATCCAAACTCAGTTGATGATATGACATATGAACATATTGCAACATTGACCGATGCTGACCACGATGGTATTGGTCATATTAGTCCATTACTTATAGCATTTTTCTATAAGTTCTGGCCACGACTTCTTCTTGAAAAGAAAGTTAAAATCACCCGTACTCCTATCATGATTTCATCTAAAGGTAAGGATATTAAGTGGTTCTACACATACGAAGAAGCTCGTGATTTTAAAGCCAATAATAATGGTTGGAAGCATCGTTACATCAAAGGTCTAGGTTCTCTTACTGAAGATGAGTATGATACCATTATTAACAAGCCAGTTTATGACACAGTCACGGTTGATGACGCTGGCATTTTCCAAATGATGTTTGGAAAAGAAAGTCAATTACGTAAAGACTACATGTTTCAATAAGGAGAATAATAAATGGCATTAGATCAAGACTACATGATCAACGCAATGCGATCACACGCCCGTGGTCATATTGATAAACACAAAATGAATGTTGAAGTATATCTTAATAACCCAGCTGGTATTGGTGACCATCCGGACGTGTTTGAGGCGATCGAACAAGAGATACTTGAAATCGCAAAGTATGACGACGTTTTGGAGATGCTTGATAAATATTTCGGTTGACAACTCAAAATAGTTTGATAGAATACTATCAAATGAAAGGAACAGCTATGACCGATCATGAACTCTTCGAAGCAAGAAAAGCTGGAGCATTGGCCTTAGATATTATTCAAAGCAAGCTCCATCTTCCTTTAGAAAATGGAAAGATTAACGAAGATAAAATTCACGACCATATCATTATTGGAATGTATTCTGGTGACCTTAAGGAAATTAGTCAGAATGTAATTGATATGGCACTAAGTACCGTGCAAGAAATGGTTGACATTAATAAGAATAAGTGATAGAATGGTTCTATAAATTGAAAAAGGTTCACTATGAGTTTACTTGAATTTGCTGTTGATAACGACATGAATGATTATCCAATTTCAAAGGTTGCTAAAAATGAATGGCTATCCTTTGCGATGTATACTGTCGAAAGTCGTGCTATTCCAAACATGATAGATGGTCTAAAACCTGTCCAAAGATTTTACCTTTATAGTTCTATACTGAACTCTAAACGTGATTTCAAAAAGGTTTCCGCTGTGGCTGGTATTATTTCCGATTATGGATATAACCACGGTGAAACATCTGCCGCAGGGGCGGGGCAACTAATGGCTGCGACGTGGAATAACAATATTTGCTTGGTCGAAGGGAGGGGTTCATTTGGAACTCGACTCGTACAAGAAGCCGGTGCAGCACGTTATGTCTATACGCGCCTAAGCGAAAACTTTGAGAAGTATATTCGTGATGTTGACCTCGCCCCTGCCCACGAAGATCCTGAGCATGAGCCACCAGCATTCTATCTTCCCGTACTTCCTTTGGTACTAGCCAATGGAACCAAAGGAATTGCAACTGGTTTTGCTACTAATATTCTACCAAGATCTGTAGACTCACTCTCTGGTGCAGTTCGTGAATACTTGGTGAGTGGTAATATAGCCAACCGTGTGCCAGTGTCATTTCCTGACTTCGTTGGTAGAGTCGACTATGATCCGGTTGAAGATCGTCATATTGTTTATGGTAAATACCATAAGAAAACCAAAACAGTAATGATGATTACTGAAGTACCATATGGTTTTGATCGTGAATCGTATGTTAAGATCCTTGATAAGCTTGAAGAGGATGGTGACATTGTTTCATATGAAGATCTTTGTGATAAGACTGGTTTCTCATTCGAAATCAAATTAAAGCAAAATACCTCAGCCAACTGGAATGATGCTAAAATCATTTCTAAATTCAAACTTAGCAAGCCTTTGTCTGAAAACCTAACGGTGATTGACTTTAATGGCAAGCTTCGTGAATATAAAGACGAACGTGAGCTTATTAAGGACTTCGTCGATTATCGCCTTGGGGTACTACAACAACGTATTGAAAAGCGACAAGCTGAAGCCATTGAAGAAGTTCGTTGGTTAGATGTTAAACGCCAATTCATTGGTGCAGTACTTGAGGATAATATCATCTTTAAGAATCGTAAGAAAGCTGATGTTGGTAACCAAATCCTTGAAGTAACGTCAGCTCTCCCTGAAGACGTCGACCGTTTGCTTCGTATTAACATCATGAGTCTTACAGATGAAATGGTAAAGGAACTACAAAGGGACATTAAATCAGCTAAGACTGAGTTAACGTTTTGGACTAAAACGACTCCCAAGAAGCAGTTCGAAAGTGACTTGGAAGGTATATCATGAAAATGTACTTTAAAAGAATATTGATAGCATCCTCTATTCTTTTTAATGTTATCATTGGTGGGAGGCTAAATCAATCTTTCTCAGCATCACAACATCAAAAGCGAAGAGATGGCAAAGCTAACATAGCATCCATTATTGATTTTATTTTTTATAAAGACGTAGAGCATTGTATGGAAGCTTGGATTAAATGGAAGATCATTCATAATGCTATAAATAACAACACAAAGTTGTATAAAGATGAAAGTTGAAGTAACAGATCTAGATCCGGTTTTGACCGAAAAATTTGTAACATTCTGCTGCGAAGAAATGGATATTGATCCTGGATTGGTCTATGTTGAAGGATGGGATACTCCTTTATTCAATAAAGCAACAGGACTTTGTTATGAGGTAGAACACCTTGAAGAATATCTTATCCATGTATATACTAAGGATAGGAATTTAACAGAGATCTATAACACATTGGCCCATGAAATGATTCATGTAAAGCAATTCATGAAACAAGATCTCGGAAATGTAGTAACGCAACACAAACCCATTTACACAGAACGTTGGTGGGAAAAGGAAGCTTCAGTAAATAGTTTGCAATTAGTAAAAAAATACGTTGACATTCTCTACGAAATGGTATAGAGTTAGAAGTATAAAGAAAGGAAACGGAATGAAACCCTTTATTTTAGCAGCAGCTGTGTTAGCAATTGCTACACCTGCTCTAGCTAATAAAACTTTAACAAATGCAGATGTAAAGGTTTATGACCACACTAAAATCATCTATACTACAGTTCCTGTGAATAAAAAAATTTGCAGAGACGTAAAAGTTCCTGTTTATGGTTATGTTGAAAAACAAGGTAATGCCGCAGAAGGAGCTTTACTTGGAATGCTACTAGGTGGAGCAATCGGCAAGGGCGTATCAGGAGATGATAAAGGCGCCGCCGCGGGTGCAGTGATTGGTGGTCTTATTGGTGCTGACAAAGGCGCTCAAACTAAACCTGGTAAAGAAGTTATCGGATATGAATACGTAGAAAAATGTGAAACAAAAACGAGTTATGAAGAGGTTAAAAAAGAAGTTTATAGCCATTCAACAATTCGTTTTTATGTAGATGGAAAACGCTACGTATTAGAGTTCCAAAAGTAATCTGCGCTTAGCTCAGCCGGATAGAGCAAGTGCCTTCTAAGCACTAGGTCGGGGGTTCGAATCCCTCAGCGCAGGCCAATTCAGTGGGTATCGAATTAAAGTTTGATACCCACAAACTAGCGAGGATATTATGAAAGTAAATGATATTGTATCTGTACTTAGTTCCCTTGGTACAGAATATGTAGGCAAGTTTAAATCAATGGATACGAATGGCATTATGCTTGAAGATCCAAAGCTGGTTACCATGTCCGAAAAAGGAATGGGATTTGCCGGTGGTATTGCTATGACAGGCAACCCAGATCCAAAGCAAGTACTTATTAATCTAAGTCAAATTGTATTTGTAACAGAGACAAATGAAATGGTTGTAAAAGCTTATCGCAAAGCAACTTCAGGATTAGTAGTATAACTAATAAGCTCCCTTGGTGGAATTGGTATACACAACAGACTTAAAATCTGTCGCCGTTAGGCTTCCCGGTTCGAGTCCGGGAGGGAGCACCAAAAAAGGTTTATCATGGAACAGAAAAAACTAGAATACTACTTCAATATCTTTAAAGCTTTCCAAGGTCCTATCCTAGATGAGGACATGGCTGATAGAAAGCAGTATGGTATTAGAGCTTTTTCAGCAACTCAAGGTTGGTTCTTTGATAATACTTGGCGAGTTGTTGGTATCACCCAAGATGCCTTAGAAGCTTTTAAGGCTATAGACTTTAAAAGGATTCCAACTCGTAAAGATCCCGTTGCCGTGGAAAGAGCTCATATCAATCAAAGAGCTGTTTGGTTGAACGAACTCTTTTCGCGGGAATGGGATGATCCTAAAGAATGGTGGAATTATATATACTACAAAGACCGAGTGGTTTTGGCTACTGTGTTAGAAAATAAACTATCCGATCAATCTGGGATTCCACTCAAAATTGCTTACGAAATTCCTGATAATGGAGAATACTTCCAAACAAACTATATTGGTTGTAAATATCGTAAGAAAATTGAAAGAGCTTTGTTAGAAAGCTTTGTGTAGCCAGCGCAAAGAGAGGAGCGTCTTAATACCTCTCAAATAAAGGAGAACGTATGTTCGCTTTAGTAATTGTCTTATTGAATGCCTCGCTAACAACAGGTAATATAGAAATAAAAGCAAGCACCTTAGGAGTTTTTGAAAATATTTCTGAGTGTTTTGCTGCAAGAGAAAGCTTTGCTTCAGCTGTTTTTGGAATGCCTGAAGGATACTACCCACCCAATACACAGGCTGTTTGTATCCCAGTTATTCCGACTATAGATCAAGAAAGCTAAACATCAGTGTTCAATCGTCTTATACCTAGTAATTTGCTTGCTGGGTATGCTTCGATTGAAACCTTGTCGCTTTGATTTCCACCAAGAACATAGTAATAAACCTCACCGTTTAAGACTCTTCTATTCACGTAAAAACCCACGTGACCTTGCCAACCAGATGTTCCTCTTTTAAAAATAAGAACGTCTCCTTGCATAGGATTGTCTCTTACTTCTTCTCCCCAAAATAAGAAACTTCTCGCCATAAGAGGATAGTCATTATACTCTGAAGACTGTGGCAGATCATTTTCTAATAGAACCATGTTAACAAATGCTGCACACCACTCAGTGCTTACAGGATCTACACCCATAATTTCTCTTATGAGTTCCCTGTCTCTTACTTCATCGAGCCCATAATAGTGATAAGCTTTATGGGTTAATGTGCTTGTATGAATTCGCGTTTTATCGTCGTTTAGCTCGTCGGCTGAACAAGCAGTCACTAACGCGAATGCCGGAGCAATAAATAAATTTCTCATGAGTGTATTTATCTGTTGACACGACATCTATAGCGGTATAGAATAATTATATTAAGATATAGAGGTTATTATGAAAGTTTTAGTTACAGGATCTAATGGTTACATTGGTAGCCATGTAGTTAAGGCTCTAAAAGAAAATGGCCATTGGGTTGAAGGGTGGGATATTAATTATCACACTGTTCGTAACGATGTGTCTAAGTACTTGAATGTGTTTGAAGAATTGGATATCACTGATAGATTTAATGTTCATGGTACTTACGACGCGGTAGTTCACTTGGCTGGAAGAGGCAGTGTTCCACTTTCTATTAAAGAGCCATCTGAGTATTATAGAGTAAATACCTTTGGTACATCTAACCTTCTTGATAAGGTGAACACAGATCACTTTATTTTTGCTAGCACTTCAAGTGCATGGGAAATGGCTTCACCTTATGCCAGAAGTAAAGTTGCTGCTGAAGATATTATTAAGGAAAAATCTAATGGCTACACCAATTTTCGCTTTTTTAATGCTTCTGGTACTAATGGCGTTTTTCGGCAACTCGGTCCTGCTACTCATCTTATCCGTGTGGCTGCTATGGTTGCTGCTGGTAAACTTCCCAAAATTGATGTATTTGGTTTGGACTATGACACTCGTGACGGTAGCTGTATTAGGGACTATATACATGTTTCTGATATTGCTGACTCTATTATAAGAGCTATATCATATGGTCCTAAGAATAATCCTTATGAATGTTTAGGAAGAAATACTGGCTATAGTGTATTAGAAGTAATTGATACTATGGAAAGAGTAACAGGAAAGACTCTTCAAAAAAATATAGCACCTAGACGTGAAGGAGATGCAGTAAGTAGCGTTGTTGATGAGTTATCTGATTATTGCAAACTTACTAAAACTTTAGAAGATATGTGTTTAGATCAGTACAAACTAGAATTGCGCCTGTAGCATAGTGGTTAATGCAACCCGCTCATAACGGGCAGATCGTAGGTTCAAATCCTACCGGGCGCACCAAATAAATAGTATTAGGTAACGGACAAAAGGAGGAATCCGTGTCAGACGTTTTGATTTTAAATGCAGACGCGCAACCTGTAAGTTATCTCCCTCTTAGCGTAGTTCAATGGAAAGAAGCAATCAAATATATGTACCACGACAAATGTGATGTTCTTGAGTGGTATGACGATTGGCTTGTTCGGTCTCCCAGTTGGGAAACGCGGGTTCCCGCAGTTATCATGATGCGCGAGTATATTAAGCAAAAGACTGAGGTTAGGTTTTCTAAATCTAACCTTTATTTACGTGATCAGTATACTTGTTTGTATTGCGAACAACCAGTCGCTAAAATGCATCTTACAATGGATCACGTATTACCAATTAGTAGAGGTGGGACAACTTGCTGGGAGAATATTGCAACTGCTTGTAACGACTGCAATTCTCGTAAAGGTAATAAGATCCATGGATGGAAGCCAAAGTACAAACCTTATCGTCCTGGCTATTGGGAGTTAGTTCGCAAAAGGAAACAAATCAACTTTACTATCAAACACCCTAGTTGGGAACAATTTATTGGGATTTAGTGAAAAAAGTTGTTGACATTACTGCAAACCTTTGATAGTATATATCTATGTTGAGGGGTTTTCTTATCTCAACTACTTAACAAACTGGAGATTATATTATGATGTTACGTGATTCTATCCAAGATGCTGAAACCGTTAAGCAACGCCTTGAAGGTTTGATTCGTCGTTCTAAGAACTATGGCAAATCCCGTGAAGACATTTTGATGGAGCTTCAGTTCCTCGTTGAGGATGCTCAAAAGTCAATAGACGAAATGGATCGCCGTTTGGCTAAGGAGTTTGCGTGAAGTGGTTGGCGACTGCCCTTTTCCTCTCAGCAGGTACCTTACTATCTCTAAATATTGAGATTTCGCGTTTTGGGTTCCTATTGTTTTTAACTGGTCATGTTTTACTTACGTATTACTTTGTAAAGTTTAAAGATTATGCAATGGTAACTCAAAACGCTTTTTTTATTATTATTGATATGCTAGGAATCTATCGTTGGTTTCTTGTATAAATACAGTTTTGACATTCCCCAGTAGCTCAGCTGGTAGTAGCAACGGACTGTTAATCCGTGTGTCGTTGGTTCGAGTCCAACCTGGGGAGCCAATTCGGAGTATAGCACAGCCTGGTAGTGCGCTTGGTTTGGGACCAAGAGGTCCAAGGTTCGAATCCTTGTACTCCGACCAGTTTTTAAAGTTTCAACCCGACGGGGTTTGAAAAGATAGTGCAAGGAAACGCTGCCCTAACAGAGGCAGTAACTTGACTTACACGCTGTGGTGGCGCTGCAAGACTCAGGAGACTGAGAGTTGTAGAAAAAAGTAGGACTAACCATCTTACTGTAAGGTTCGACCGAAATATAGATAGGTATCTGTGTAGGTCGTTGGAGGTATAACCAAGTCCTCCCTATCACATTATAATAATGCCGGCATAGCTCAGTTGGTAGAGCAACTGATTTGTAATCAGTAGGTCCGCGGTTCGAGTCCGTGTGCCGGCACCATTTAATTTATGAGGATATATAATGGCAGCAAAAGTTGGTATTCCAGTTCGTACAAAAAATTATAAAAAGACTTCTGTTGGTGGACGAAATTTGAAAATGTCTTCTATGAATAAAGCCCGCAAACGCGGATATAAAAAGTATAGAGGACAAGGTAAATAATAAAGCGGGTATGGTGGAATTGGTAGACACGATAGATTTAGGTTCTATTGCTTTACGGCGTGGGGGTTCAAGTCCCTCTACCCGCACCATTAAATTATGAACACAGATCTTTCCTTAAGTTTATTTAATGATGTTCCTCTAGATACTTGGAAAAAAGTTTTGAATGATAACATGGATTATCATTTTAGAGAGAACATTCTTAATAGAGAAATATTTGAAAATGTCCATACAGTCTTAGATGTAGGATGCGGCTGGGGTGGAACTTTAAGAGATATCAAACGGCTTTATAATATTGAAGCTACAGGTCTTACAAATTCACCTCAGCAATATGAATATATTGGTCACGACGTAATATTAGCAGACGCTAACACGTGGGAATCAAAACGTAGATGGGATTTAATTACTTTCATACAGTCCTTTACACATATGAGAGATGAAGCGCTTATACTAAGATCTTACAACACAAATAAAATCTTTATAAGTGACTTTTATATAGAAGATGAAAACTCTTATTTTGTTCCTGACTGGGTAATGGAAATAAGAACAAGAGAAAAATACGAAAAGTTAATTTCTCAAATAGGATTCGAAATCAAATCATTTAAAACTTTTCCTCATTCAGAATATAAAAAGAATGCTGAGTTCTGGCTTAACAATATCCAACAAAACAAAGTCACTAACGGATGGCAAATAAATGTGTTAGAAAGATTTTGCAAAAGTGTTTTATTAGGTAGACACGACAATTTTAAAATGTGTGATATATACGCCGAAAGGAAGTAAATGTCTCTTGAAGATTTTTATGTTGAAGAAGAGAAACCTGTTTGGGGAAGTGAAGTAGAGAAACAAATTAGACTTCGTATTAAGCTTAGCATATATGCGTATGCTTATGAAATGGCTAATGAATCTCTAGTACCAGATCATATGTTTGATAAACTCTGTTTAGAAGTAAAACCTGAGATTGTTACAGGCAATAAAAAGCTCGATAACTTTTTTAAGAAAGAGTTCGATCCATCTACTGGTCAATGGATCCACAAGCACCCTGAACTTAACAAAATTACCGAGCTATATAAAAAGTACTACTCTACTCAGACTTGAGAATAGTTACTACACCCCATGCAATAGCTGCATAAGATACTAAGTCAAGTGGCATAAGCAAGCCCACTAGGCCTACTGCGATAAGAGCTGCGCCATCCCATGATGTACGCTCTTTAAATCTTTTTAAAATCCAACTCATTTAGATTTCCTCCCTCTTAATTACCAGAATTTTAATTTTTTTGCTGCGCCAGAAATAGCATTACCTGCGGCAGATGCTCCGTCTGAAATGGCACCGCCTATTTGATTAACACCTTCTCCCATTGCAGCCCAAGCGGATTTACTGGTCAATTCCTTTAGTGTGTGGTCTCCTACACATTCCCATTCAGCAGGATCATATACTTGACCGCCACATTTATACTGTTTGCTTTCATCAGCAAATGCAGCAGTAGATACTACAAGCATTGCTGCAATTAAGGTCTTTTTCATTTCTTTTCTCCTTTAATAATTTTAGTCTTAGAACCAGCTTCTAAAGTTTTGATTCTTAACTCTAACTCGTCAATCTTTTTTGTAACTTTAGGATACCGTTTGCGCCAAGCTTCAGGATCGTCTTGTAAAAAATCCCATCCAAACTTGTCAACCAATGAGTCTAAAAATAAATCAAATTTTGCCATTAACCACAAAGCAGCGTGCGTGTTTCTGAACCATGCTAAAAATGCTGCGCCAAGCAACGAGCCAGCGATAGCTGTATAAATCCACAGTGTATCACCAAACATTCTAGTAATCATTTCCCACATAGTTAGTACTCCAGATTATCTGTACAACGCACATAGTTATCCATACCATGATCCTTTGCACCATCTAATAAACCAGATTTCCAACCACGCCATCTATCCTTAAGCATTTGCCAAGGAGTTAGTTTGCGAACATTACCATAGAAGTTAATATACTTTAATTCACCGTGATGTTTATATCCCATGATGAATAAAGGAACTTTAGTAACAATATCATTATTGTTAACAAACCTCATATGCTTTGTTTCTATGTTTTTTACGAATTTGCGAGTACCAACTCTAGGTGAGCCAAAAGTTGTTAGTTGTTCAACCTTTTGAGTTTCTTCAAACCGGGACGTTGCAATAGTTGCCATAGCGGCTCCTAAAGAATGGCCTGTGATCCAAAGTTTTTTGGTTTGGTGACCTTTGCCGTGATGAGAGACGATGTCGTTCCATATCTTATCGCATTCACCCCTAAATCCTGAATGTACTAAACCATGTGTCATTGCTCCACGTGGAATAGCATTCAAATCAGCTAACACATCTGATATCTCAGTTGGTTCTGTACCACGGAATGCGAGAACATATTCTTCTTTGTTCCATACGGCATGGCATTGAGCTCCATCGTTTTCAAAAAACTTATGACCTGTATAGCCCAAGGCCTTCATTTTATTTTTAGCTTCTTTGCCATCTAAATAAGCTAATTCGGCTAATCTAGCCATTTTATTGCAGATCATTTTTTCCTCCTAAATATTTATCGGGATTTAAAACCTTGTCCCATCTTGGTCCTACATTTTGCCAATATTCTTTACTTGACGGTATAATAGCAAGCCAGGCTGATATAAAAACCAAAAATGTTATAATATATGCAATCTTCATTTTATGTTATCTCTATTATCCCAAGGTGCATTTTCAAAACAACCGGCGGGCAATGTGTCTTTATAGTTTACACCTGCTTCCATTCCGTTTGGACCTACTTTTATATAACTACTTTCAAAAGGCATTTCGCGTGGTTTACCAAAACACCTGTTAAGACTTTGACCTGGATATCTATATCGTGGATTGTGTTTAAGGAAATCGCGAATTTCAGCTCTTTTTGCTTCTTCAATTTTAACTCTTGCCTTATCCGCACAACTTGATACTCTATTCCAATCAAACCTATCAAAGTCTTCAACTTTATAACCTGCTATACCTAAGCAAGATTCAAGCTCTTCGTTATATCCAGCAAGTACTGCAGTAGGTAATAACAAAAACAATATAGCAATTATTTTAAATAATTGTCCCATGATCTAGCTTCTGAACGCTCCTGATAGTCTATTTCGTTTTTACAATCACATTTAGTGCAGACGTCGTTTACACATTCATCACAATCTGGTTGGTAACAGTGGCATCTATGCCCACAGCTTTTACAAATTCTTTTTTCTGAAATCATAAGCTTTCCTTAATTTGCTAGTGGATTGTCTAATGCTCTCTGTAGTTTATTAGTTAATGTTGTTTCAAGAGTTTTCATATCTCTTTCTACTTTATTTTCTAAATCAGTCATACGCGAGTCACTTGATTCTCTAAGCGCAGATGCTTTATTATCGTATTGATTTTGCAGGGCATCTCTTTTGTTATCAAAACGCTCTTCTGCATTTTGAATGATTTGTCTTACGTCTGCTTCTGTGTCACGTACAAGCTTTTCAACACGACGAACCTGAGAGTCCATTTGATTAAGCTGATCACGAGTATCAACTTTGTTCTCTCTTACGCGTTTTTCTAAATCGTCGATTTGTTTTTGGATGGATGCGATTTGAACTTCAATTTCGGATTTAACATTACCGACCAAAGTTTCAATTTCATTGTTGCGAGTTTGAATAGATTCCACATCAATGTTCTGGACAATTTCTTTCATGTCCATGTAATCTGTGTACACTTGAAATGCACCATAAAGACCACCTAGGATTGTACTCAAGATAGCAAACACAGCACCAATGGTTGTTGGTGTCATAGTAATACCAAACAATTTCATTTTGGTATTTTTAAGCTTTTCTACTTCTTCTTCAAAATTCTCAGTCAGTTCACCAAGATCTTTGTCGGCCATTTTAAACTCCAATTAGTTTTCAAACTGCTGGCCACCATTCGCATTCAAAGCTTTAAGCGCTTCAAGTTCTTGCTGTAATTTCAAGACTTCAAGACGCTTCTTTCTCAATTCTAGTTCATATAAAGTATTACAGTTAATTCTTTCTTTGGGCCCATCTAATGGAATAACAATTCGTGCATATACACCAATATCTCTACTGGTATCTCCCATATTGTTACCACCGCCAAAAGGGCTTTCATAGTTATCAATAATTCCGGTAACGCCGAACTCTAAACTTGTAGAGCCACCGATACTATTTTTGCAATCTATATCACCAGATCTAATACTATCCTGGCCATAAGCTTGTCCCATTTGTGGCAATTGCAAACCAATAGCACTATTGTCTGCCATAGCGGCGCCAGGTACTATCAGCATTGCCATCATCATAATGTATTTTTTCATAGCTATCTCATTTAAATTTAGAACAAATCCGTGAACTTACGGCAGTTCTTGTAAGATCTTCTTTTCTAATTTTGGATCTAGAACAAACATATCTTGCCCTATATTTATCATCTTTCCGAATATAAACATCAAAAGTTACTGTACTTAAATATGGAATCTTAAGTACTTGATATTGCGACACAAATGGAATAGTTTCCCAATTATCATCGAATACTCCTATTTCATAGTATTCAATTTCTTCTCTTTTGTTAAACATAGTCATTGTTGTTTTAACAAGATTATCACCAAGATAAGAAGGTTCCCACTTGGGATATGTGGGAACCATCTCATGTGCTTCTGCTTTAGATATAATCCAAAAACCCCCAACTAAAACAAAAAATACAAAAATCAAACGTTTCATAATTTTCTCTTATTGCGCGATACATTCTGCATTTACTAGAGCAGTATAGTTACCACCAGGAAATGCTTTTGAACCACCCATTGTTGCAACAGAAGATGTTTTAAACCAAGTTGAACCAGTTGCTGTTAGATCATAGCGATCGGCCATTCCTAACTCAATTTTGCTTGATTCATATGAACCCATACCTGTTGCATCTGAAACTGTATCTACTGATGTATCTCCAGTCCAAGATACCTGATCTGGTAAGTTTGGTGAAGATGAAAACTCAGTAGGTGGTGTGATTTCCACGTAATAAGCATTTGCTAAAGTTACATCAACACGAATACGTGCTTCTTCACCGCCGTCAGTCGGCGATGTTGTTAGTGTATAAGCATTAGGGTTGGCATAAGTACCAGCTCTATCTGTTTGAATAATACAACGCGATTGCACTGTACCGTTAATTGGTGTGTCGTTCGCCACAGCGGCAGATGCAAGTACTCCTACCGATAATCCTACAGCAACTGACAAAATTGTTAGTTGTTTAACCATATCTTACTCCTCGTTTTTATATTGCATTTCTACCATTTGCTGATGCAAAAGTTGTTGTGCGAAACCATTTCTCAAACCAGATTTAGAATCTGGTAATTGAGCATCTTGTAACACAATAGTATCATTATAAACTCCACTAGATAAAGCAGCTTTATAATAAGGCTGCGCATTTTGATTTGCTACCATATTCATTACTTGTATTCTTTGATCTTCTGCAAACAATGCAGCAGCGTCAGTAGCAGATAACGCTTTTTCTAATCTATATTTACGTTTTAATTCTTCTTCTTCTTCTTTTTTCTTCTTTTCGTTTTCGTCTAGATTTTCTTCATTCTGATACTCTGGATCTGTTGATCTGTCTAAATCGACATTTTCATCATCCATTACACTATATAAACTAGCATAATCAATTTCAGGTACATCCACTTGAGGTGTTTGATAGCCAGGACAATTTGGATCAAACTGTGGATCATAACATGGATCTACTCTATAAGTATAAATCACATTAGGATCGTATATAGAACCATTTCCTTCTACATCAATCCCACCATCACCAAATAAATCTCTATGTAACCTTCCTAAAGGAACCACTTTGTTTATTTGAGTTCCTGCTAAAGATCCTGGTTTCCATTCATCATGTTCTCTAAAAATATAACCAGTTCCATCTGCGTTTTTGTTGTAAACATAAACATCTACGTGCTCGCCAGTTTCTTTTTGAATCCTATAACTATAAATTACATTATCAATTTCCAAACCAGGCGGATCCGGTAATACATTAGGCATAGACCAGCGGAGCGACTGATCTGTAATCGCATTGCCGGTGTAGCCATAATATGGCACTATACTCTCAGAGTAAGAGTAAGAAGGCCAACAGACTGCCACCAATAATAGGAGCAGCTTCTTTTGGATCATTGAATAAAGGTCCCATTCCGTCTAGTTCTTTTTGTGTTTCCTCAACGTGAGTTTCCCAACCTAGTCGAGCCGCTTCACCAATTTCACCATTATAAGGGCAAGGCGTTCCTGCATGGCCCATAGCATCAAAGACTTTTGGATCTTGACACATTACAGATACAGCAGCAACTTTCATGCCCATATCATATAATACTTTAGCATTTTTCAATCGTTGACAATTTTCTTCGGTAAAAGTACCACCGGCACTAATACCAAGGATCTGAGTTTGAACCGCGCCTGCAACTCCGATCGTGCACAAATCACTGTTGTTTCCAGCGCTGAATTGTGGCGATATCGCAGATGGAGGAGGCTGCGTAATAGTAGTGTTCATATTCCCATTTGTGGTAACAGTACTATCGGTATCAGATCTAGTACAAACATAACCCTCAGGACAAGTCACGTCTTGAGCAGCCGCTGTTTGAGCGAATAATGTAGCACCAATAACGATACCACATAAAACAAGTATTTTTCTAAACATAACTTCCCCATGAATTTATTAAGTCTTCAATCGCAGTTCTATTTATAAGAATCGCTTCAAGAATAAATATCTTCTAATATTATATATTTGACATGATATTTCAATTGTTATTCGAATGGCAATTTTTTGAGTGAAAAAATAACTATTTGTTGACAATAGGAGACAGTCATGCAACAAAACGAATATGACGTTCACGTAATAAAAGTAGTGGACGGCGATACTGTAGATGTAGATATTGATCTAGGTTTTGGTATTTGCTTAAAAGATGAACGAGTACGTATTATGGGTATTGATA